TATTTTGATTCGAGCGATGTCGGTAATTGTGATCATAATAGTCTAGCCCGTTCTTGATGATATTTTTTCTGATCAATAGCCGGCAACAAATCCCACAATTTTTTATTGTTTACCCAAGGACTGGTATTGGTGAGTTGGTCCCACCTTGCAGTAGTTGATATATACCGAGCCCAGAGTTCATCAGAAAACTCACGGTTGTTCAGCTGCACTATAATCGATTCGATACTTTTTCTAAATGCAAAACTGTTGATCCATATTTTATAGTCATGGTCGACCAATGCCTGTACTTGCAAGGCTAATTTTTCTCTCACTGCCAGTGGTAATGCTGTTAAAGATAGATCATCTGGGCGAAACAATGTATTGTCGTATATTCTAACAGGCCTACCTGCTATTTCAAAATTTTCAAAATAGTCCAAGAATTCTTCAAGATAGGCTATGTTGTTAATGTAAAAAGTCGGAGTGATATGTAGATTAAAATTTGATTTTGCTTCTGCCAGTAATTTATATTTTTGTAAATTTTCGTGTATCTTCTCAAATTTAACCGGATACCTCACATAGAGAAAATTATCTTCGTGTGTGGAATCCACGCTTACTGCAACTGCGACTTGTTTAAAAGTATCGCACCAGGACATAAATTTATCTTCAGCAAATACAGATCCATTAGTTCCTATCTGCAGGATGATCTTTTTAGAAAGATTTTCCTCCTGCAACCAATCTGTCAACTTGTACAATTCTTCTTGTATGGTTCCTTCACCACCCATTACGACCAATCTAAACTCTTCGTAAAGATCAACTTTTGCTGTGATATCTGCCTTTATGGTATTCCAATAATGTATGTCATCACTGATGGTTGTTGGTACATTTTTCTTGTTGTTCCATATAGAATCATAAAGACTACTGATATCAGAACTACACATTCTACATGCCATATTACATTTGTTACCAAACATAACAAACATGTAGAAGGATCTAATTTTTTTATTTTCTAAAAAATCATCCAGCTGCTCAGGAGGAAGTTGCGTTAGTGCTCTCTGCCGGCCACTGAATTGTTGAGTTGATTCTTGTTTGTGACAGAGGTTGCAATTCTTATCAACTTGACCCAGATCAATATTTTTTTTAATTTCTATTACGCCGTTTTTTTCCGCAGAAGTATCATACCAACAACAAGGACTGACATGATCTAATAGATAATGCACTTCTTGGTATGGAATGCTGCATATATGTGGATTATCCTTTGACCAACTATCAAAATCGATTTGATGATCAAAAGTTTTATTCTGAGGAATCATTCAATGCCGTTGACGGTAATCTGCTACTGCGGCTTTGATAGCGTCTTCAGCAAGGATGCTACAATGGATTTTGACTGGTGGCAGCGCGAGTTCCTCAGCAATAACTGAATTTTTAAGAGCTGCGGCTTCGTCCAACGACCTACCTTTAACCCACTCGGTAACGAGACTACTGGACGCAATAGCACTGCCGCATCCGTAGGTTTTGAATCTTGCGTCTGTGATGATGCCATCTTTTACCTTGATCTGAAGTTTCATTACATCACCGCAGGCCGGTGCCCCTACCATTCCGGTTCCAACATCGTCGTCGTCCTTGGCGAAGCTGCCCACATTGCGTGGGTTTTCATAATGATCGATCAACTGCGGAGAATAGGCCATGGTGTGTTTCCTTTAGTGTATGTTACACTATTTATTGTGCTGTGTCAATCCGTTTGGATTCAAGATTAGGCCGACTGTATGGCCTGTTCCACTTGATCCAACTGTGATAGTGTAAATCCAGGCACCTTCTTGTTCACACGCTCGGCACGAGCTTTGAGGCTAGGGTGGCTGGGATCAGGGCCGTAAGGTGTAAACTTGGTAACAGCATTGGGTCTTGTGTCCAAGGCTCCCACGGGTTTTTCAGGATTGTCAGGATCCGTGACTTCAATATAATTTTTCTTGCTTTGTATCCATTTCCATGCTTCTGCTTTATCGTAGCCCAGTTTGAGCGCCATGTTGGCTGCTCGTTCGTCGGCATCGTATTCCGCTGCCCAGTTACGGTTGGTACTGATCGATTTTACAGGATGTAGCGCGCCGCGGCGTCGCTGGATCAAATGTCCTACTTCATGTGCGAGTACAAACGCCAGTACCGAGTCCGGGGCATCCCAAAACACAGGATAACTTAGGTATATGTTGTTGGGTGAGGTGCCAAATGCTGCCCGGCTGCTGCCTACATTTCCTATGCCGGAGTTGACACTTACGACTTGTAATATGCCTCTATCTTTTCCCGACAGCACCCGCATCTTGTTTAAGATATTTTCTGCACGTTGTTTAACTAGTTGTGCACCGGCTTGGTAATTGGAAACCCCCGATATGGTATCGGATCCGGCATTACCAGGGTATGCGGATTGTGGATACGCTTCCGCCAGAACCTGCAAGCGATCGATCAGTGTGCGGTATTGTTCTGCTGGCGTCATCACACTTGCCCAAGATTAAACGCCGCGATCTTTTTTCAGTGCGGATTGTGCGGCCTGGGCCACGATGTCTTGTGCCTGGTTCACCGGCATCTTGACCGGGCCGGTTTGATCATTGCCTTTGAATGTGAGTTCGGTAGCATCCGGACTCATTGGATTGAAGATACCATTCAGCGGAGGCTGACCTACTAGGCTTTGCAGTGTGTCTGGATCGATATCTATGCCCATGCTTTGTGCTCGATTGATGAATGCCTGCACAGGCATCTGCATTTTGGCAGAAGTATCTTCAGCACGACCGGCAGCAAACTTTGCCAAAGCAAAAAGTCTGTCTGCGGTGTTATCGTCTTCTACTTCATTGATACGCATTATCTGCGTCCGCGGCCCAGGGCTGCTGCTGGTGCTGCTGCTCCCATTTCTTCAGGTGCTGGGGGCATTTCACCCCCGGGCGGAGGTCCTGCTAGACCCTGATCGCCGCCGGGTGCTGGTGGCATGCCGCCCGATGTGGCCATATCTCCGCCAGGCATGGCCACAGGACCTTGACCAGTCACAACACCCAATGCCTGTTCCAGTTGTTGCTTGCTGCCTTGCAAGTTCTGTACCAAGCCGCTGAGTGCTGCTTGTGCATCGTTGTTGAACTGTGCTGCTTGCTCTTGACCAATTTGATTCTTGATTGAATCAACCAGGGCCGGCAGTTCTTTGAACTGCATCTCGGTGCTGTCTTCAATCATGCTTTGCATCTTGTCAACCATGTCTTGTGCGGCCAACACCACTTGAGCTTGTTGCACTTCCCCTTCACTGAGGTAGTAACCATGAGTCTGAGCACGGCGACGCCATTCTTGAACTGTGGCCGATGTATTAAGATCATTGAGTTCGTTCTGCTTGTCAGTTACTTGTTTTTTCAGATCTTCCAGTTCTTTTTGTACCTGTGCCTTTTGATCTGTCTTCTCTTTCATGGCCATAGCAGCAGTTTGTTGAGGATTCATCCCAGGAGTACCAGGCGCGCCGGCTTGAGGATTTTGTTGAGCCATTTCATCTTCATAGATCCGGTCAGCTAATGCTTGTTCCATCATCATGAGCTTGAGATAAGAGGAATTCTTTTCGCTGGTGTGGCGAGCAGGGCTGCTCCGTACTTCGCTCAACACACCTCGCACTTGGCGATACATGTTGTGCAGTTGCTTGCGATTCAGAGAATCAAATTGCATTTGTTGATCAAAATGACCCTCGAATACTTTAGCGAGTTGTTGTGTAGGGCGTGTTACGGCCAGTTCGTTTAGTTTCATCTGAGTTTCCTCGTAGTTGCCAGTATTTAGCCAAATTTATACATTTCGCTAGTTCTTTTTCTAGTACCTGGCTTTGCTCATGCCTGGCAGTGGTCTTGTTGATCAAGTTTTCCCAGGTGTGCCCGGATGTGCGTTCGGCTATGCTGCGGCGCACATGTATATCATTGCGTAATCTTATTATGGATTGATCTAATTCTTTGATCTGTCGAGCCAGATTAAGATGGTTTAGATTATCTGCTATGCACCAGGCCAGCGCGGATTTTGTTCCGGAAAATATTCCTATGTCGTCATCTCTTAAACGCACTTGGAACAATCCTTGTTTGGGATTTATGGTGTATTTGCCAAACGCACGGTATTTTTCCCCGTCCTCAATGATCACTTGATCAAGAATACGCGGCAGTTCTTTCTCTGCCAATGCAGCAAGTTTGCGACTGGCTTTCATGTCAATACGTAGTGTGATATCATCCACCCCACTGTGGCTACGAGAAATCCAATAACACCAATGCCCCAGCCGATTAATTGATCATTGCGCTTGGCACCCATCTCTTGCACCATCTCATGAACTTCTGTTATCATGGTTTTTAAACTTGAGATACTGGTGTTGGCAGATGCTAATTGTAGTTCAAGACTACGATAGCGTTCAGCACACAGCTCAACGTGGGCTTCTAGGCTTTTCTTTTCGATGTCGGTCGTGTCCATGATTTATTTATGGTCTGATGGCTCAAACCAAATGTTCACATCAGGCCGCAATAGTGTAGTAAGTTCTTGTTCTACATAGTTTATTATAGGCACACCGGCACATGCTTGCCGTAGACGGCCCACTGGATCGGTGTTGAGTTTGAACACATCTTCGTGATCTACATCAAACTCAAACTGCCACTGACGGTCTTCCAATCTCACACGACTCACACGCAGAGGTTGCGTGTAAAGGCTTATCAACTGCATTATGGTCTCCCAGTTGCGTTGTTGATTTCTACTTCGCAACCAAGTGGCCTGATTGGTCACTTTCTGACCTTGTTGGTCTGTGATGGGCAATATGTTAGGGCGAAAATGCCCAGTGATACCGGTGGGTCTGCAATCAAAATCAGTTGTTACACGAATACTCAAGGTCATGGCGTATTTACGGCCAAAAAAAAGCCCTGGAAATAAACCAGGGCCTTGTTTTTCGCTACTACCCGGATTAGGTAGGAGCAAAGTTTGCTGCGCTTGTGGTGAACACAGCGTTACCGGCGCATGAGTTCAACTGCAAGTTCTGACCACCAGACGCCACTGTGGCACTGGTATTAGCAGTGGCCAACAGTGTCACATTGCTGTATACATCTGTTGGGTAGATAGCCAAGTTCAACACTGTGGGTGCTGCTGGGCTAACTTGATACATTGCTACTGTGGCCTTGGTCTGGATGGCTTGCATCAAGTTATTGATGTAGCCATTGACGTTAGCTGAAGTTGTTAACGCACCATTAGCAACCAAGCTGAAGAAGTCCAGCTTGGGACCTTGGAAGTTAACCGAGCCTGTCGCTGCGATGTTTGCTGTGCCTTGAATGTTACCATTCGCTGTGTCCATGTGGAACACTGGTTGTGTTGTTCCATTGACTTTTGTAAATCCTGCCATTTTGTTTCTCCTAAAAAGTGGGCTTTTGCCCTACTCTTATTTATGAAATTGGCAAAAAATCATCTGGTTGGATAGTTGTTTCGTGCTTTGTTTCTGGCAGTGAAATCAAATCGGTTCACTGCTTTGCCATAGCCTACAGGGGTAGCAAACACCCATCCTTCATTGCCTGGCACCTGGGCATCTAGCTTGCCCAACAGATCCAATTTTAAATCATGCAGCAATTCAAACAACAAGAAAGCAGCGGCCAGGCCTTGCTCATTGCTGGTAGGACTACGCAGGTACTGCGCTATGTTGCTGACCTTTTGTGGTGTTTGTGTTTGTTGCAACCAGGCCATGAATCCCGGTACTAGATCACGGAAATCACCTGTGTACGCAGCATGTCTTGGATCTACTCGTTTGTTGATGTAATCTATGGCCAGTTTGGCCAGGTCGGTTATCTTCATAGCCCGTAATTCCATGGGATTGAACAGGGTGTCTATGGCTGAACGATTTTGGCGTAACAATGCTTTGATCTTTTTGGCTATGTCGGTATTTCTAGGCACCGCTTGAGCATAGATAGGTTCTATCAATAACAATCCCGGCACAGGAGTAAACTTGACCCTGCTGAGTGGTTGCTTGGGGGCATCCACATCTGCATACATGGTATGGACGGCCACACCAATCTCACTGTTGGCAATTTTCTTTCCTAGATCACTGGCTACAGGAATTCGATATGCTACGGTGTTGGGCTGGAATACTAGATTACCTGCTTCTACCGTCGGGGTTGCGGTATACAATAGATCACCTTTGACATAGCCACGGAAGTTCTCTGGAGTAGCTGCTTCAAGATATGGCCATATGGTTTCATATGTAGGCAGCAGGGTCTGAATTCTATCTGCTTTATTGCCTTTGGCCGCAGCATTCGCATCGCGGCGTGCCAGATCTGTGGCAACCTCGCGGGTGCTGGTGAACAATCTGTTGGCGGTAAACCCTGCATCATCTGTTAGCACAAATTCACCAGTATCAGGACTGCGGCCAAACACCACCGCAGGCTTTCCATCCCATTTCACCGACCCTGTTTTGGGGTCCGCATAGAAACTATCAGCTATTTGCAGTGCGCGATCAACGCCTGCAGATCCACTGCGGAATATATAATCTTCCAAGTGTTCGATGCCTTTGGCTTTGCCGCCCACCGCTGCGGGTTCTTGTTCGTAAAGTTGATATGATCGTTTGGTCTCGATCAAGGGCTGCATGCCTTGATTCACGATACGGTCACGCAGGCGAGCCAGGAAGTTGGCATCACTTTCTCTCACAGTCATGTCCGGTTCTCGCTGGCCTTCGCTGGCTAGATATTCACGGAAGTCTTTTACTTTAGCCTCACGATCAGGATCATTCGTGAGTGCCGCATAGATTGATTCTACATTCTTCAAGTTGTCACGAGTAGCACCACGCCCCAATAGCACCGTGGCCACATAGTCAGGATCCATGCCATGTTTGACCAGTTCATTTGTGGCACGAGAGAACATGCCGTTGGCACCTACTTTTAAACCTTGTTGCTTGGCTATGCTTGACATCAACACATTACGGTTCATGCCTTTGTATTCTGAATCCTCACCACCTGAGTAATAAAAACTGCCCCAGTCTAGGTTGGGAAAGAACATAAAGTCGGTCTGCACAAATCCACGGTTGGCATCACCACCAATGGGAGTACACAAATGCACCTCACCTTTTTTAACTACATAATCCCTAGGATCCAAGCCTTGGCTTTGCACAAATTGGGTAAGGATTCCAGCCAGTTGTTCTTTGTTTACTTCCGTGAGATCCACAGC